TAAAGGCAGTAGAAACACACGAACCATTACCGTTGCCAGAAGATGTTTTCTATATCAGACGCAGATTTTTGTCAGATTCTCCGTATCCTGTGCCATTTCTGTACTCTGCTCTTGAGTCTATGAAGCACAAAAGAAACCTAAAGAGAATGGACTACTCTGTTACTTCTCGGGTAATTTCTGCTATCCAACATTTCAAGGCTGGAGACAAAGACTTTCCTCTGGTTGATGAAGATGATACTCAACTAGAATCCCTGAGAGAGCAAATAAAATGGCGTGATTCTAACGGGATGGATATTGAGAGAATCTTCCAGTTATTTACAAACCACACTGTAACAATTGAATGGGTATACCCAGATACAAAACTTCTTTTAGATAACACAAAGTATGCCTCTGTTGACTCTGATATTGTTATTGCTTTGGGCTTCCCAAGAATTCTATTGACAGGTGAAACAGAGAGAAGTGGTACTTCAAACTCAAGTGTAGCTGTGGTTGCTCCTACTAGAACCATGGAAAATATGAGAAATAAACTCATAAAAATTGCTCGTGATGTTCTCTTTGATGTTGCAGAAAAGAATGGTCTAAAGTCTTTACCTAAGATTCGACTAGCTCCAATCAACCTTTACGAGTTCAAAGACTTTATTGCAGGTCTCCAAGAGTTATACAAGACAGGAAACCTTTCAAGAGAAGACTACTCAAGCGTATTTGGTTATGAGTTTGAAGAGACTGCAGGTAAAATTCAGGAAGAGCAAGAGCTTATTGAGGAAATGGGTATACCGGAGTTCTCTCCAGTGCCATTCTCTGAAAAGCCAGGAGCTACCGATACGGGGAAAGATGAGACAAAAACAGAGCCTGGGTCTTCCACAAACTAATTTTTTGGGGCTAAATCGGACTAAAAAGACCAAAATAGTGAGGTTATAAATGAAAAAGAGCGCAAAAATGCAAAGTGTGATACAATTAATGGAAGATGAAGAAAGAAATATTGCATTTGCTGCAAAAAATCTTAACCCCTTCATCACCTACATTAAGTTTGTACTCACTGACGATTTGCCTAACGGTAATAACCAAAGAGTTCCACAATCAGAGTTTGCAAGTTTAATCTCCAGCGGTATTTTTATGCCTATCAAGATGGCTCTAGGAAGAATTGAGCAGGGTCATGATAATGCAAGTGCTGTTGGTGTGATTGTAGGACTAAAACACGTTGATAATAAAATAGTTGGTACAGCAGTTCTATGGGAAGATGAAAGAGAAGCTGATGTAGCACTAATTAAAAAACGTTATGCAGATGGTGAAGAAATAAACCTTTCTTGGGAACTTGTGCATGCTGACTCCAGCATCGATGAAGAGACTGGAGTACAGGATTTACTTGGGTGCATGTTACTAGCTACGACAATAGTAGATAGCCCTGCATATATGGGAAGAACACAAATTACCGAAGTAGAGGCTAGTACTACACAAACAACGGAGGATAAAACCGTAATGGACGAAAAAGAAATTAAAGCCCTTCAAGAATCACACGCAGAACAAGCTGTGACAATTGCTGGACTCACAGAAGAAGTTGAAGCTTTGAGAGAGAATCAAGTAACTCCTGAGATTGAAGCAGAGCTTACTGAACTTCGTGATTTTAAAGCCGAGTCAGATGCAGAGAGAGTTGCGGCAGAGAAACTTGATGCTATCGTAACTAAGTTTGCTGAGGCTGGGGTTGAAACAGGCGATACATATTTCGCTGATAACAAAGATATGCTTTTAGCATTTGAAGATAAAGCTCTGGACTTTATGATTGCACAGCTAGTAGCTTCTCAAAAGACAGAGGAAACTCCATCTGGAGAAGAAGAAAAAGAAGAGGCTTCAATTACACCTAATATCCCAAATGACGACAAACCTTCTGGGAAAGAGGATAAATTGAACGCTATTCAACTAGCGAAAGCTTTCAAGAAAGCCGAGTAAGGAGAAAATAACTTATGGGTGTCGAACTCAACAAAATTAATGATATTATCGGTGGTGTAGCCCAGCAACCAATCCCAGAAGGTCGTATGGTTCTTATGACAACCAACTCAAAGACACACAACTTTGGTGGTTGGACAGACCTTCCTGGTGCTAGACTGCCTATTAACTCTGCAGAAGCTGCAGAAGCTAAATATATTGCGGTATTTGCGCAAACTAGTTTACCAACTCCGCTATTCCCTAGCTTACCTAACTATACTTACCAGTTACGTGATGGATGGGGAACTGGCGCAGACAATGCAACACCAATTGCAAGCCAATCAATCTACCTAGCACATCCAAACTCAATGGTGGGACAAACTATTCCTTCTGGGGATAGAATGGCTCTGCATGCAGGTGGAACTTACACTGTACCTAGTGGCTCATTCATCTATAGTGATGCTATTACCATTCCTGGTGCTTTGCTTGCAGTACTTAACGTGGCTGACGATGGTGCTGGTTCTGCTGGAAAGCTTGCTCAAAATGCAGCAGGTACTATCGGTGTGGTAGAAAGATACAACAGAACTGACGAAGAACTAACTTTCCGTACACACAAGCCATAATCATTGGAGGAATAAATAACAATGGATAAGAAAGAAAAAGAAGCTCTACAAAAACAGGTTGCCGCTTTACTGAAAAGCGGGGATAAGGTAGCATTAGCAGAGTTTTTAATCGAACTGGTTGAACCTGTCGCAATTCCTACTGGTATACTGAGCTTGCTCTTAGATACTCGTAGACTGAATTACGGCGATAGCAAAGTGTTTAGACTGCGCAAAGGCGTAAAAGCCAGAACTCTAGTTCCTGGTACAATCCACTTAGCTAGTGAAATTACTGTAAAAGACCGTCTAATTCACCAACTTGACGGTTTGGATGTAAAGGTTACATTCAACGAAAGAGAACTGAAACACGGTGAGATTGGAAGTATTGCTGATATTCGCTCTAGCATGACCACAGCCCTAAGCAATGCCTACATGAATCGTGTGTTCACAATGCTTTCAACAGTGTGGACTGCGGGTAATACTCCTAACAACTATGCAAGTGCTGGTGGTAACATCACTGGTGCACTGCTTGAAGCAGCCATTGATAGAATCAATGATAAAACTGGTAAAGCGGTAGCTATTGTTGGTGTGCGCTCTGTTCTAACACCTATCACCAAGTTTGGTGCTTTCTGGGATGATGGAGCAACTTCCGCTACAATTGTGGGTGTTGACTCACAGCTTGAAAAAGTTGTGCAAGATGGCTTCCTAGGCAAGTACTACGGTGTGCCAATTCGTGCACTTACCCAAGTGTATGACGACCCTGAGAGTGATACTGCTCTTCTACCTACCGATGTTGTTATCATCATCGGGCAAAAAGTAGGTGAGTTTATCACTTACGGTGATGTTGAAGACAAACAATGGACAGATATGGCTGTAACTCCACCACAATGGTACTTAGAACTGTGGCAAGAATTTGGTCTTATCGTAGCCAATGCTGAGGGCATTTACGTTATTGGTAACATCAGCTAATATATAAAGAAATAAGGTTTACTAAGGGGGAGAGGGATTTCCCTTTCCCCCATTTTTACGTCAAGGAGAAAAATAGAATGAATGATAGAATTGATATCCATACCTACGCACTAATGATGGAACAACAACCCTTAGAAATTTACGAGAAGGGTATTTTGGGAAATGTTCAAGTGCATGTGCTAGACCCGTTTGATAGTAAAGCTGGTGTAGCCATTTTACATGGTTACCATGGTGAACCAGAAACATATGTACAGTTGTGGTCAAAGAAAGAAGTTGCATATTTCAGGGTTAAAAATAAGAAACACATTGATATGGGATTTCTAGTAAAACTAGACAAAATGCCAGAGAAAGAAGAAGTAGTTAACGAGAACATTATGAGCAATGAAGAAATTATAGAGCTCGTGGCTAAGCCTTTCAAGAGTATCGAAGCAAAAATTAACAAGATTGACTCTGAGGCAACTTTAAACCGTATTGTTCGAATTGCAGAGGAAGAGAATAGACCTGCAAAAACTATGGAGCTTCTGCGCTCACGTCTAGCTGAGGTTCAGTTTGGCGAAGAGGTAGAAGATGATAGCGGAAACTAACTTAGATTTTCTAATAGAAGACCTGCGCATTCATTTGGGGGACTATACGTCCCCCTACAGGTACACAGATGAAATGCTTATGACTACTTTAGTTGCGGCTGTGAAGAACTTGCAAAGATGGTGGTCACGAAAGTATCTCATCAATTCAGATAATGATGCTGAAAGAAATCCTGCATGGGAGGCTTACGCAGAAGCAGACCCCCCAATTATTCAAACGCATGACCAAAGACCTATTGTTTTAATGGCTTCTATTATTATAAAAGGGGGCTCACTAGAAAACAGTTCATGGAATCTTGGGCACTGGAAAGATGCAGAAATTTCTTACAGTAATGTGGCTGGTGGAAAAAATAAAAAAGCTTCTTACATGGCAGACAAAGCAGAACTTGAAGGTATTCTAACACCACCAAGTAAGAAACTAAAGAAGTCTTTGAAAGGGAGTCTTCCTGGTTTCAAGAACAACGACTATGAAACACAACGGCAATAAACTGGAGGAAGGAAATGGAAGAAGAAAGGAAACGGATTTTATGGATTGGTGATTTTGTAG